AAATGATAGGGAAATTTAGATTTTAAATAATCATCAACTTCCGATTTATTAAAATCAGCTATTATTCTTTTAGAATAGGGTAATCCCTCTAGAGAAGTTAGATCGTTTTCATGACAATCAAAACTACTATTAACTACCTCAGGAGCTCCTTCTAGAGAGGTTAATCGATTGTTTGAGCAATTAAAGCTTCCTTCAACTACCTCAGGAGCTCCTTCTAGAGAAGTTAGGTTGTTAGAATAACAATAAAAATCTCCTCTAACTCTCTCGGGAGCTCCTTCTAGAGAAGTTAAATTGTTATAAGAGCAATCAAAATCTCTATTAACTATCTCCGGAGCGCCTTCTAAAGAAGTTAGATTATTTTCATGACAATAAAAATTACCTTCAACTACCTTAGGAGCTCCCTCTAGAGAAGTTAGATTGCTAGAATGACAATAAAATTCTCCCTCAACTCTCTCGGGAGCTCCTTTTAGAGAAGTTAAATTGTTATAAGTACAATCAAATCTACCTTCAACTACCTTAGGAGCTCCCTCTAGAGAAGTTAAACCTAAATCACTTACGTCAATATCTCCTTCATAGGTTTGTCCTGTCAAATCACCGTATTTAGTATCTTTGAATTTCATCTCTCTATCCTTCTCTCTTTATATAACATATTATAATATAGAGAGACTTAAAGTTAGATAAAATAGTGATTTTTTTTACACTCTTATTCAAAATAAAAAATTGAAAAACTTTAAAAAAAATTTCTACACTATTTTGTAGATGTTTCTTTTTTTAATTATTATACACCTTCCTCTTTCTTTTCAATCTCTAAAATTCATCAGCCCAATCTGCTATTGAACTCCTAACAGTTTTTGTTAAGTTTGAACCTGTTAATTTAACTAATTTATTATCTTTACCTATTTTATTTAATAAAAATGTTAAAGCGTTATTATATTTATTTAGGAATTTATTATCTATTTGTCTAGTGCTACCTAAAATAAAAGCTTTACAGTTTTCTGACATTCTTGTTAATATAGTTTTAGCTGAAATAATAGAATTATTCTGAAACTCATCTAAGATAACTACTGCATTTCGGATATTATCTCCTCTTAAATGACCCTCATATTTAAATTGTATTTGATATCTATCTATAATTTCCTGTCTTTTAATTTCAAATTCTTCAGAACTTAGCTTATTTTTTCCTTTATTATATTTTTTATCTATAATATAATCTATATTACTATAAAGAGGAGCTAAATATCCTGCAGTCTTTTCATCTAGGTCTCCCTTCAGAAATCCTAATTCTTCAGAATCAGAAATAACTGTTTTTCTAATATATACTATCTTATCATACTTATTTTTATTTTTATCTAATAATCTCATAGCCGCAGATAATGCTATTAAAGTCTTCCCAGAACCGGCAGGTGCGTTAGTAATAACTATATCATAATAATCGTCCAACATCTGAGAAGATAAAAATTTCTGTCCCATATTTACAGGTGTGATTTCTTGGCGAGATAAATCTCTCTCATCTACTAATTTAAATATAGTTCCTGTTTTATAGTAAAATTGAGGTTTTCCGTTAGAATCTGTAACTTGAAGAGTTTGCACTGTATGAGGAATATCCATAGACTCTATCTCGAAAGCCTCATAATAGTCTTTATGAGTTTCTACTGTAATTTTAGTAAAAAGAGAAACATCCTCATCTTCTATTATTTTCATGCTTCTTACTTGTATTCCTAAAGAAAGAGCTCTATGTCTAGCCATAACATCTAATGAGATAAAGAATGTTTTTTTCTTATATTCTATAGATAGATCTCTAGCAATTTCTATAATCTTTCTATCATTTCTTATATTATTAGGAATTGTAGTATCTGTGTCTGAAGAATATTTCGTTTTTGAAATAACATCTATAAAAAAAGTAACACCATTTCTAACAATTTTAGAAGAAGTGATGATTTTTTGTTTTTCTCGTTGTACTTCTATTAATTCAGCTTGCTCAAATAATCTTCCGAATTCTCTAGCTTGAAAGTTTATCTCATCAAATCCTGATTTTTTAGAATCTAATTCATCTAAAACCGTTTCAGGTAACACTATTAGATTATTTCCGTTGTCTGAAAGTGTTGATAGATTTTCTACATCGTTAAGTATTATATTGGTATCTAAAACTAGTATCTCGTTGTATTTTTTCAAGAGATCCTCCTCTTTTAAGTTAAAATATTTATAAATAAAGTAATAAAATAATAAAGGCAGAGCGATGAAATTCTCAGAATATTTACGATTAGACGAAGGTTTAGGTAATTTAAAAGGATTACCTAAGGAATTTATAGATGTGATAGTAGGGCGTAAGGGATATATAGACTTTAACGGTCAAGGTGGAGAAAATTCTAAAATAGAATTATATAAGAAAAACGCTAAACCTGCAGATCTTACAGCAATTGCTAAGAAGATAAGAGGATACGTTCCTCCAAAAGATAGATCAAATAGAGGCTACTCTGATAAAGAGCTAGAAGCTAAAGAAGCTAAAAAATCTTACGCTGCAGTAGCTATTAAGATTAACGGAGAATGGGCTTATCTAGCATCTTTTGATGAGTATGGTGACGGCACTGCTAAATTTATGCTAATTTCTAACGAAGGTGTAGTGACTAAACAGGAGAGAGAGTATATAAGAAAGAAGAGAGATCATAGAAAAAAAACAATTTATACTAGAACTAGAACATATCTTAAAGCTTCCGAAATTAAAGATATTATAGATTTTTCTCAAGATGTAGATATTTATTTAATAACCGTAGATCCTCAAAGAGTATTAAATAAAGAAAAAAGAGAATTAGAGAGAAAAGAAGCAAATAAACCTTCTCCTGAGAGAAGAAAAGCCCTTGCTAAATTTCTTCAGAAAAAAACTTCTAAAATTATTAAAATAACTAAAGAAGAATCTCAAAAAGATATAGATATGATTAATAAATATGTTGAAGAAACTATAAGTAGAGCTACTGAAGGAAAACCGAAAAGAGAAGCACTAGATTTAGAAAGTATCGTAAACGATTTGAGAAAATCTCTTCAAAAAGCAGAAGCTTTAGGCTACTATATAGAAAACATCATTAAAGACGGTGGAATTAAAGATTATAGAGGTGATGATTCTTGGGAGTATAAAAAATTAAAAGAATTTTTAAAAGAATTCGAAGAATTAGAAAAAGAAGATTAGGGATTATTCCCAATCTTCAAATTTTATCCACTTTCCAGGATGTTCTCTAAAATATTTTACATAATCTGGTGAACTCTTTCTTCCAAAAATAGCAATAGCATTTATATCATTATTGGGAAAAGATTTTTGCACTAAATCTTTTACTTGTTTAATAGTTACTCCTTGGTCATATAAATCATCTACAATATATAAAATATCATTTTCTCTAACATCATCTAAATATATCCAGGAAGCTTTTTTATCATTATCTCCATATCTAGACATTTTGACTATGCTAACTTTACATTTTAATTCATTTTTCAATTTAGTGGCTAAAGGTAAAGCACCAAACATAGGAGCTATTAAATGGATGTTTTTGTCTCCTGAATGAATAGCTAAATATTTTTTAAATTTTTCAATATCCTCTAGATAATCGTTGTGTTCGTAATAAATGTATGTTTTATCTTCTCTCATTATTTTTCCTTATTTTCTAAATTATAATATAAATAAATTAGAAAAAACTTAAGGCATTTTTTATGAAATTTAAAGAGATATTTTATGAATCTATTATCAATCTTTTTACGAAAGAGGAAAAGTCACAATATGTAGACGAAATATGGGATTTATTGCAGGAATCTTATAAAAGTATTGGTGGTATAAAAGGTAGTGGATTTCAAAGCAAAAACGATATGATTGATAAAATTAAATTATGGAAGGTAGTTAAAAAAAATAATAAAATTTTAGCAGGTTTGTTATATAAAGATAGACACGATCTTAGAAAGACTGTTGGTGTTTTTACTGATGGTTCTAAAGAAGGTAAGAGAGAGTTGGAAAAATTATTAAAAGATGATTTGGATAGATCTCTTATAGAAGTTTCTCATAGTCTTATGAAGTTTATGGAGAGAAAAATGCCTTCTTTAGTTAAAAAATATGTTAAGACTACAGATGAGGCAAGAGAAATTTTACAAAAGGAAATTAAACCTATAGATGACACTCATTATGAGAGAGATATTAACGGAACTAAAATTATCAAAATGATGTTAGGTACAGGTAAAAAATTTAAGAACTCATAAGTTGTATATGATTGATAAAATCTAAAATAAAATTTTTAGTTTCTTCAAGATTTTCAAACCTATGTCCACCTCTTTCAAAAAGTACTCTGATTCCTCCGAGACCTAAAGAATGATTTGGATCTACTAAATCATCATCTTTATTAACTAATATTAATCTCTCTATACTGACTCTTCCATAATCTTCAAATTTTATTTTATGGTTGAGTTTTTTAAAGACTTTTTCTAGCTCGTCATATGTTAAAATGCCATTCAATGAGACTAGAGGAATATTATATTCATAGCATATTTTTTGAGCTACGTATGCTCCTGTACTAGAAGCTATAATCAAATCTGCATTTTTTGATTTTTCTTTAATATCTTCATAATTAATATTGCCATCTTCATCTATATATAATTTTATGTGTTCTATGTTTATATTTAAAATTTCTGATAGTTTTTTCGGTTTATTGCTGTTATGCCCATTAAAACCGTTAATATAAACTACTTTCATGCTTCTCTCCTATTACTTCATATTATATAATAATTTAACTTAAATCCAAATTAAATAGAATATTGAGGATACGCTATTTTTAAGGCTTTAACGATTTCATCTTGATTCCACGTTTTACCTTCCCATACGAAGTGTTCTTTATCCACCATATAGTTTTTAGATTTCGGTTCTTTAACTATGTGTAGATCGGTCTCATATATTGTCGTCTTTGTAAAGCTTTCTCTACGCATTCTAAAATTTATCAAATTAACAATTTCTTTTGAAATCTGATTAGCGAACTCAATCTTCAATCTCTCGTGGTCGAATCCATGAGTGAGTTCAAAATCAGAAACGCTCATCCTAACAGATATAGTTTCTACAGGCATTGTTGTTTTGCGGTTTTGCCAACCGTTTTTAGTTTCAATATTATTAGAAATATTATACTCATTATCGGCGTTGTAGAGAGACATTTTATGCCTCCACTCTACAATGCGATTTTGGTGTCTCCCAGTATTCAACAGCTTTTACTCTAATTCCTGGTAAGTCTTTCATTTTTTCTTGAACTATTGAAAGCAACCATCCTGATAAGTTTTCAGAAGTAGGTACAAAATCTACAAAAACTGCACCTTCGTACTTTTCAAATATCGAAGATCTTTGTTCTGGTGTTAAAGTAGCATCAATATCAAGTCGTTCTTTAATAAAATCTAAATCCGGTATAAAAAAACCTTCTTTCATTTTATGAGTATGAATAAGAGTCTTATTTTTAATACAAAATCCGAATTCATTTTCAAATAAAGGATCTTTAATATCCATAATAAATTTATGATCTAACACATCATCTAGAAAATTCTTAAACCATCCAAGATGTTTGAAATCCGTTACCATTCCTGTATCCTGTACATTTGTGCTATCTGTATCTTCTTCTAAAAAGACCTTTACTAAGCCTTCGTGACCGTGCAAATGACGACAGGCTAAGCAAGCATCTCCGCTTTCTGTAAATTTTGTATCTAAACGCTGATTATGAACTCTATGTCCGTAACAGAACGAAAACGATTTATCAATAATGTATTTCATTTATTTTTTCCTTTATTTAGTTTAAATGGTGTAAAATCGTCTACTATATTACACGCAATTTCAGATAGATTATTTCCATCTATATTCAATCTAATCTCATAGACTCTCTAAAACTTTTAGGTCTAGGAATATCCACTACAAAAGAATCACTAGTCTTATCTTTAATTAATAAACCTAAATTATGTTTTTTATTAACTTTATTAAATATTTTTTTATAGAGTTTATTTCTCTTTGGATTAGATTTAATACGAACTCCTAGCTTCCAGTTACCTTTTTTAAGATCGGTATACATCAAATTAAAAATCTTAGAAAAAATCAAAATAGAATTGTCTAAATCACCAACATCTTCTGCGGACTTTAGTGGTTCATTAAGATCAAAAAAATGATACTCTTTGATAGAATCTTTTATAATTTCATATAATAAGAATTCTTTATTTTTATATTGAAATTTATAAGAATATCCTAATCCTTTTAATTGCTTAGTTATGATTTTTGCAATCTCTTGATTAGTAAATCCAGCTTCTAAGAAAGATTGTATGATGGTGTTTCTTGTTTCTTTAGGTGAAATTCTAGGTTCTTTAACTTCTTGAATATCGAAACTTTCATCTATTTTCATACAATTTGTCTCCTCAATTCAGGATCTTCAAAAGCGCCACCGTAATATTCACTTGTAAAAGCTCCATCATTGCTTTTAGCACCTCTAAGACTCTCACAACCGTGAACTACGTTATATAACTTTACATAAACGCTATCAGTTTCTGCTACTTCAGCTATTTCTTCATATAGAGTTTTGGTTAAATCTTCTTGAAGCCAAAATCTTTGAGAAACCCAATTAGCAACTCTCTGAAGCTTAGAAATTCCTAAAACTTTCTTATCAGGGATGTAACTAATAATAGCGTAAGAATCAGGTCTAGCTAAAGTATGAAAAGGTATAAAATGATGAGAACAGTTAGAAACAATATCTACTCTTTTAGTAATAGGAATATTAGAATTCCCTGTATTTGGAAAACTTGCTAATCTTGGTTTTCTATTCCATCTTCCTCCTCCGAGTTCCATATCATCATGAGTATCAAATCCTGTCCAAACTTTTGCGATTCTTCCTGGCGTTCCAATATTACCCTCGTCTAGATTTTCGGATACATTATCATCAGATAAATCGATCTTCATAGCTTCGAAAGCTTTAGTCAAATAATATTGAGTGCACATTCTCATAATAAAATGAGCCTCATCCGAAATACCCTTATCATCTTCAAAAACGTTACCATTTGGAGCAAAATTTTGAATTTCTTCATATTCTTTCCAAAATTTATTAAAATTTTTAAAGCCTTGTTTAATATATCTTTCTTTTACAAATTGTTTAATATTCATTTTTATCCTTTATGTATTATTATATATTAAAAAACTAAATTTAAATTTAAATAAATTTTTGAGGGTTAGATTTTTTATATTTTTTTATTTCATTAAATGCCATTTTTTCTTCTATTTTAGAAGGAATATTATCTAAAAAATTAAAAATACTTTTTAACGCAAGTACTATCATCGTAATAGGCCAGAATAAAACATACATCACAACAGGTGAAAAATTATATTCTAGTTCTACTTTTTCAACTCTTTTCATAATTTTTCTGTATATTTCATCTAAAGAATCATTATACTCTCTATCGGAAAGAAGTTGGAATGATTCTTTAATTAATTTTTTTCTAGCTATTAATCTAATAATATATCCTATCGTAAGATATGATAAAATAATAGCTAAAATTATAGATAGAGTGATCATCATTTTCTCCTTTTTAAAGCGTCTTCTAGAGAGACCTCTTTCCAATAATTAGAATATCCACCTTGATCTTCTTTCTTCTTCCATCTATCTTTGATAGCATCTTCACCAATTTTTGATAATCTTAATCTATCTCTCGATAAACTTTTATTAATGTATTCTATCATTTCTTCTAAAACCATAGTTTCTCCTTTATATGTATAGGTTGAGGTAACTTTTTACCAAAATAGCTATATTTTTCTATAATTCTTTTTTCTCTCTTTATGTGATATATTATATTATAATTTGACTTAAAAGATTATAAAACAGATTTCATTTCGTTAATAACTTTTTTCTATTACGTTTGAGTATATTAATCTAACACTCCAAAATAACTATTAATGCTTAATAGATGTTCTTTATGATCTATTTCTGTAGGCTCTACTTCAAAAAGTTTAGGATCATTTCTCTCTTTTTCTCTCCAAACTTTATCAGTTAATTGATCTTTCTCCTCATCTACATACTTTACGAATTTTTTAATGCAGGCGGCGATAGATCTATATTCTCCTTTAGATTCTGCATTTTTTAACATGTTTATCATCTCTTGAATATTATGTTTATCACATAACATTTCTTTAGACAACATCTCTGTATCTTTAACTAATTGGTGCATTATCACTCCTATATAAATATTATAAAATGCAAATAAAAAAGGAATCCTAAATGGAAATCAAACAATTTAAAATACCTAAAAATATGACTGAAGGTTTTAAAGAAGATCTTATAGAACAAATCGAAAATGAAATCAAAAAAATTAAATTTGAAATAGTTAAATTAGTTAAGTCTTTAAAACCGAACGAGGATCTAAAATCTTATTTTGAAGATAAAATCAAAGAATTAGAAGAGAAATTAAAATCCCTTAAGCCTAAATCTGATAAATCTGAAGAAAAGAAAAAAGAACCTAAAAAGAAAAAAGAACCTAAAAAGAAAAAAGAATCTGAAGAATCTAAAGAATCTAAAGAATCTGAAGAATCTGAAGAAACTGAAGAATCTAAAGAAACTGAAGAATCTAAAGAAACTGAAGAATCTAAAGAATCTAAAACTTTAGTAGATTCTATTAAAAAATTTATCAGCTAGACCTTTTAAGGTTCTAGTTGAATATCTTCTTTTTGTAATTTTTTCTGTTTTTTAATCCATTTCTTTTTAATATTACCTTTCTTATTATATTTCTCTAAATACTCATCTCTCGTTAAGACCTCACCCTCCATAATAATAGAAGTTGCCATACCTCTTTTTAACATATCGTAAGCTTCAAACCAAAGTTCTTCACCTCTTTTAACTCTTTTCATTTCTTTTTTAGTGAGATAAGGTTCAATAATTTTAGAAAAGAATTTCCATAAGTTTGAATTAGAATGTTCTAAATAAGCTTCCATATCTGGTGATTTTCCGTAAAGTCCTCCAGACCAATTATGAATCATAAGAGAAGAATTTTCATACACTATTCTTTCATCTCCATAAAGAAATGCTAAAGCTCCCATTGAATGTCCATAATTAACGTAGGTAGTAACTCTACCGTTATACATAGCTTTTAAAACGTTAAATAAAGCCATACCTTCATTTACATATCCGCCTGGTGAAGAAATATGTAATTCCGCATAATCGTTTTCACTACCTCCTTGCAAAGCATTAATGATTTTATGAAGTCCGTGTTTAGTATTATCCATAAATTCATCTAAAAAGATAGAATATAATCTATAGGATGGTACGTGTTGATAAATGCCTTCAATAATCTCACCATTTTCAGACACTACAGGAATAAATTCTTCAGGCATATCTTTAATAAAGAGACTGTGGTGATCTGATTCGATAATATTATCAGATTGTATTAACGGAACTTGAATTTCTTGTTGCTCGTTTGATAATTTATTTTTCATTATTTTCCTTGTTAATAATTATGTGATCTATACCGTTACGTTCCCATTCAGAGGGATAACCTATAGAATTAGTTAAGAATTGAATTCCGCCTTTCTTCCATTTTGTTGTAGTATGATTATGTCCGTAAATTACATATTTCGCTCCTGTTCTTTTTATTCTCTCAATATCATCAGTCATATAGAAAATATTCATAGATTTTTTTACATGATGACCTTGATGAGAATGCTTTTCATCTATTATACAAGGACAAATATGAGTAGTTAACACATCAATATTTCTCAAATTTTCGAATTTTTCTTCTTGAATTTTTCTAAAAGCTTGAGTATCAAAAGTAGAGATTTTTTCGCTATAATATCCATAATTAATATAATTATGACTTCTACCACTTTCAAAAATAAGATTAGAATCATTCATAGCATAATTCCATTCCGCAATATGACTAGCTGTAGGTAGATTATACCAATTAGGTAATCCTCCAAAAACTAGTCCATCTATATTTACAGAATTTCCATTTAGGAAATGTATATTTCTCTCATTATCGGCCCATTCTTCTAATTCGCTTACTCTTTTAAAAGAATTTAAACCGTATTTAGATTGTTGACTTTTTGAAACTAAGTATAAATCATGATTGCCTATAGTAAATAATGCATGATTATAATAAGATGTTAAATTTTTTAAAAGTTCTTTAGTCTGATGATTATAGTGAGAGATATCTCCAGCTATGATAACAACATCTCCACCTTCAGGTTTTAAAACGTCTCTGATGTAGTTTTTAGTTTTATTGGCCTTATTGTTTATATAAAAATCTAAATGAGTATCACTCACAAATCCTATTTTCATAATATTTCCTAAAATATTTTTTCAGCTAAATCGCCAAGTTTTTCTTCTAAATCAATAAAAAATTGTTTAATTTTGCTCATAATTCACCTCACAAGATTTTGGAAATCCTTTTGAATTTAATCGAACCGTTATACCACCTGAATTTCCATCGTCATAAATTAAATACTCAATATTTGATTTTTTATCACACCAAACTTTAATGTACGGATATGCTCCACCTTGTGTAACTTTTCTAATCTCATTATCGCTAGAAAATCCGCAACCTTGAAATAAAGCACCTACTAAACTCAAAATTAAAACAATTTTTCTCATCTTCTATCCTTCTCTCTTTATATGTCATATTATATTATAATTTGACTTAAAACTACATTAACCAATCAGAATTAAACGAATCTCCTGTATGATATTTAATAACTTTATTTCTAAATTCTTCAGAATATTCTAAATTAAAATCTGTTTTACAAGCGTGAACATTTCTTGTTACGTTATCCCAATGACTATAATCATGGAAAATATATTTTATGTTTTCTAGAGATATAAAATCTTTCAGTTTCTTTTCTATATTAAAATTTGCTTTAGTATCACCTGATATAAAAATTCCATCATAAGGACACTTATTATAAAAAAGAACCCCATAAGAAGGAATAACTCCGTGATATCCTTCTATAAATTTTATATTATAATATGTAGCTCTATTATTAAAATGATACATAATAGTATTAGAAGGTAATCCTCCTATTAGTTCATGATCCATTTTATTTAAATATCTTCTTAAATCTTCCTCTACTCTAAATCCACATACGATATTAGTAGATTTTCCAAAATTAAAATATCTCCAATATATAAGCATTTTTAAATTGCCGATATGATCTTCATCCATATGACTAATAATCACGTTATTAATTTTTTCAATATCTATAGGATCACTTTCATCTAAAAGTCGAGCCATTACATTATATCCACAATCAAATAGTGTATAGTCCGTTTCATCGTCATTAGATATTAAAAACGAAGAGTTCGTCTGATTAAAATCAAATCCTCCTCCATTTCCTAACTGTTTGATCTTCATCCTTCCATCTCCTTTATCAATTCTTCATTAAATTTGATAGCTTTTTTACAATCATTTATTCTTTCACTATCTCTTTCCATATAATGAACTTTTAATAGAGAATTGATTAAAGATTCTGCTAAATTTATTTTAACTTCTAAAGCTTCTTTATAAGGCATATTTGCTAAACCTTTTAGGCTTTTTCTACCATATAAGTATTCTGCATTTTTCATTAAATACCTTTCATATTAGAAATATTGCTCATTTCTTCAGTAACAAATAAAGGCATATTTCTATAACCTTTATACAATCTAATATAATGAGTTATGTTGTTTGATGTAAAAGAAACCTCACTATATTTTCTATTATGAGAGACTTTAACTTCGAATAAATCGGGATTTTTTCTAGCTAAATCTAAAGAACTATCTCTATAATTCATAAAATAAACATCGGGATCTACACCATTTGTATTAATTTTTAATTCATTTTCTCTTAATTTCATTTCTCTATCCTTCTCTCTTTATATGATATATTATAGTATAATGAGACTTAAAATCAAATTAATCTTAATATTTTTTTAATAGGTTCTTCTTTCGAATCGATAGAGTAATAATCACCTAATATTTGACGAATCTCTTCATCTAACGATTTAGACTGTTCTAAATTATGAATTCTTCCGTACTCTTGAAAAAAGTCATCATTTCTCTCTATAAAAAAATTAATATTCTCATAATTGTTAAAAACAGCATTAACTATCTCTTTATAAATTTCTTTATCTATTGAGGTATTGTAGACGATAGAAAGATTTAAAGGACTATCGGTTATAACATAATCTACTTTATTTTTTAACCTAAAAATTTTATGATGTTGTTCAGCAAATACTAAAAGCTGATCTGATAATCTAGTGTTGTCTTCAGAATACACTAAATCTTTAGCGAATTCCGTTATCAATTCTACTTTATATCCTAATTTCTTCATTTCATAGAAAAGACCTGCAGCTATAGTAGATTTTCCTACTCCAGGTCCTCCATATAAGTTAAGGACCTTCAACTTATGCTCCTGAACCTGTTCTTTTTCCTGTAGAAAATTCTTTATCACTCACGAAATTTTTATTTTTTGCTCTCTTTTGACCTGATTTTCCGGATGGTTTATAATCTTTTAAAACTTCCACTTCATTTTCTTTTAACCATTCTTCTATCATTTTTTGTTCTTTCTCAATTTCTTCTTTTCTCTTTAACATTTCTTCTATTTCTTGTTCATCTTTTGTTAGTGATGGGATTTCCATTTTATCTCCTTAATTTATACTCCAGGCTTATCATTCCAAGATCTAATATGCAACCTATCAGAATAATTAAAACCTAACTCTACGCATTTTTCCATTACGAAATTGCAGTTCTCGTCAACTTCTTTTTTAGTTTCTCCCATAGGCATCAAGTAAACAGTAGCAAATATAGGAATGCTTTTTAAAATAGATTTAATTTCTTCCCAATCATTTTTCCAAGTTTTCTTAGAAACTACAAATTTGAGATAACTTTCAGGACAATGTTCTAAAATAGTAGTGATGTTTTCAATGTTTACTCTTTTATGTTCAGGTTCTCCTGAATTAGATAGTTTTACGGACATAGAAAACATAATTTCTTCTTGATATTTTCTAGAAAATTCTATATCCAAAGCGGCGTTAGTTTCTATAGTAACTTTATGTCCTCTAGATATATAATGAGAGAGAGTTCTTTGCATTACATTTTCTCTCCAATGAATTAGAGGCTCACCTCCCGTCCAAACAATATCAGGCTTTAAAAAATTCTCTTTGCTAAAAGTAGGCATGGTTTCATCAATCCTATCAACCAAATCTCCATAATTAACATAATATTCCCAAGAATCTTTAAATTTAGGAGATACCGCTCTAATGCTATCACACCCTTTAATAACTTCTCCATCAGGTGATTTTAAAGAACATCCGAATCCTTCACATTTGAAATTACATAATCCTGATCTCACAAATACTGAAGGAACTATTCTTTTTCCTTCACCTTGAATGCTATAAAAAGTTTCTACTATCGGTACCATTATTTTAATTCCTCTAATCTTTCTTGAGTAATGTTGAATTTATCTAAAATATCTTTATCAGAATATCCTGCTTGAATATATCCTAAAAGTTTTTCAGAGCAAGTATTGCAAACTCCACATTCTTTAAATTCTCCACTTTCAGGCAATCCGTTATAACAACTCCAAGTCTTTTTTAAAATATCTAATTCGAATTTTTCTGAAAGTTCTTTAGCTAATTTTAATTCGTCTTCTTTATAAAATTCTACAAAAGGAGCAACAAATTGAATATTATTTTGTCTATTTAATTCTAAAACAGAGTTAATTCTTTTTACGAATTCCTCTGAAGTATCCCAATATCCATATAGATCAGTAGCATTAAGGCCTTGAAAAATATATTGAGAATTTTTAGCTTCGGCAAAAGCTGCCGTTATAGCAGCAAATTGCATATTTCGAAAAGGAACATAAGTATTAATTTGAGGATCACCTGCATTTTCCTCAGCCGTTTTAGGCTTTAATTCACTTCCTTCTATTAAAGCACTAACATCTTTAGAAATTTCTTTTAAATAATCTAATTTATAAACCCTATTTTCTATTTCTAAAATTTGAGAAGTTTTCTTAGCCATTTCTAATTCAATATTGTGTCTTTGTCCAAAATCAAAACTCAAAGTTTTAACTTTATCTTTACCATATTTGGCTACTAAAGCATAAACTAAAGTAGTGCTATCTAATCCTCCGCTAAGAGCTATAGTAACAGTTTTATCCTCTTCTAAGTTTGGAAGAGAATTTAAAAAATCATCTAACATTATTATCCTTTTCTATTTAATTTTTTAGCAAATTCTATAAAATGAGTTGCTGCTGGTACTATTCCTCTAGTTTGAAGGTGACTTAAATCTCCTATACAAAATATATCATCAAAATCATCTAATTTAAATCCATCTTTGCTAGGAATTTTTCCACTAGATATTTTAATTTCAGGCAAGAACATCATATAATTTTCATTATATTTTAGATTTTCATTAACTCTTTCTACAAAATTTAAAATATTTCTTCCTAAAGTTCCGTACAATTTTATAAACTCATCTTTAGAAATTTCTTTAACTTCTTTTCCGATTTCTCCTTCAATAGAAGATTTAAACCTAACATTATCACCTTTAACTACAAATCCTTGATAATTAGATTTTTCTAAAATATTTTTGATGTATTCATCTGCGTCTCTTACTTGACATTCTGCTATAATCCCCCAATTGCTAAGATTATTAGATTTTTCTTCGTGTTCTAATCCGTAAGCGTGTCCATTAAATTGGATTCTAGAATCAAAATCTTCTACTTCTTCAATAGCTACATAAGCGCTATAATGGTTTACACAAAAAGTTCTAATTCTCATTTTATCTTCTTTATAATCTTTTACAAACTTAAAATCGTATTGTTCTTTTGCAAAATTTTGAATATCTTCATCATATTCGGTTTCAAACCTAACACCTATTTGAGCTACATTTTTCTTAACTTTAATTTTTTTCTTTTCAGCAAAATCATCTAAGAATTTTTTACCATTTTTGCCTAAAGCTAAAACTAATTTTGAATAATATCTTTCATAAACTGTAGGATAAAATCTATTAATAGCAATTTTAATTCCTTCAATTTCTCTTTCTAAATCTTCAATTTTGAAAAAATCTTTACCGGATTTTTTAATAGATCTGATTTCTCTTCTTAAATTAAGTCTTCTCTCTTTTAATTCTTCTATTCTATTTTGAACTGAAAGAGAATTATAAGTTTCCCATTCGCTCGTATCCATAGTTACGTACTTATTGTACTTGTTTAATATTCCTACAAGAGTAGTATTGAAATACATCTCTACTCCATTCTCTTTAAAATAATCTTCAATATTCTTTAATAACTTATGAGCGTTTTCTGTTCCTATATGCCAAGAATTTGATTGAGCTACGCTTAAATCGTCCCAACCTTCAGAAGACGACATCATATCTTCTAATTTTTGAGAAGGTTGAGATTTTCCTATTTCTACAGGATTAGGATGGAATTTTTCAATCATCTTTTGAATAAATTTGTGATCTTCTCTAACTCTATCTAAACCGAAAAATTCTACTACAGACGTATCATTATGTTCGCTAAAAATACATTTAAAATCCGAATAAGCTCCTGCTCCTCCAAATCCTTTTAAAATATTTTTAGATCTACTCTCATCAAAAATGGATGGACCTTGTTCTACTATTCTTATTCTACTTCCGGAATACCCATTTTCCAAAAGATACAAAACTCCAAAAATAGTGGATACTCCTGCTCCAACAATTACTAAATCTCCTGAATTGGATGCAGTCATATGGGCTGATTTTTCTAATAAATTTTCACGTTTTTTCATTTTCTCTCCTCAAAATGGACATCCGCCATATTAATTATTATATAAAAATATACTTATTATTTTCTTACTTGTTTTTTTGATTGTTTTTTAATGAAGATCTGAACTCAAAATTGAGTTCAGATATATTTTATTGATAGAATACGTCTTTTGCTGGAGTTCTACTTGCTCTAGCTTTCATATATCCTGGAATTTTTTCTATAGATTCCTTACTTCCGGCTTTTTCAAAAACTTCATTTCTTTCTAAACCTTCTTTTTCAGCTATAAAATCTACTAAATCACCTTCAAATCCTTTAGAATTGAAAATAAATTCTTTAGAAGCATTAGGAAAAGTTTCTCTTAAAGATTTTTTAACGGCTTCGTTTTCTAAATGTCTAGTAAAGCTTTTAGCATCTGCAGTTTCAAAAGTAGTTACTTTCTTAGATTTATATTTAGTGGTTTGAACTATTTCAAACTCACCTTCAATGATTATTTCAGATTTAGGTAAAGTATCCTTTTCAACTTTTCCGAATTTTTTAACTCCACCATCTTTAAGTTCTTTTACGTTTTTTACTGTTTTTTGGTTTTCCATCTTTCGATCCTTTTCTTTTTAATGATTTATTATATAATAATTCGACTTAAAATCATATTAATTTTTTAGATTTTAAATAAGATTTTAAATATCCTTCTATATTAGCTCTACCTACAGGATTAGCAGAATGAACGTTATATTCAAAATCTGTAGGAATAAATTTGCCTTTAGAATCTAAATCCGTTTCAATCATCCATTTAACTACAGACATAGAAGTATCATCACCACCAAGGTCATGATCAAAAGAAATATAGTTAGGACATCCGTATTTCTGCATCCATCGTATAGCGTCTCTGCTAGTTTTAGAAATATGGTCGAATTTTTGTTTAGGATCTCTAATATCGTCTATATATAGTCTCATCTATAAATCTCCTTATATTCGTATTATATTATAAGGAGACTTACAGTTAGATTAAAGAGAGTCGTTGATGGTTTTTATATTTTTGTTTAGGTCTTTTATTACTTTATTTAGAGGAAATGAACAGTTTAATATTACATGTTTTGAGCCGTTTTCTCCACCTCTAAATTCTCCATTAATAGTTATACCTTTTTTACGAGGATCAATAAGAGGTTTAAATTCTTCAATTTCTATAAATTCAGATATGGCTAATTTTAAAGCATCAAAACAACTACCTTCAGTTAAGTTCTTATTATTTTCTTTTAATATAGATTTTAATATTTTATCTAATTGTTTTTCTCTTTTAATTTTTTCTAAAACTAATTTAAATTTTTGCATGGTGTACCTTTATATAGTATAATAAGATATATTTTTTTCTTTTAAATAATTAAAAGCTTTTTCACAAACTATTTCTAAATCATCTACGTCAGAGTAATTTTTTATAACTACACACTTAAAATTTTTAATATTTTGATACTTGTTGATTTTATTTTTAAAAAAATCTAAATCTCTTTTTAAAATTTCAATAAATATATTATCTATACAAATATTGATTTCACCTTTATCGAAAAATATAGTTTCTAATTCTTGAAGCTCATATAGCGTTCTTTTCATAACGTTAGACGTTATTCTAGAGATTTCAAAGAAAAAGTCTTCCTTTTTAAGGAGAGAACTGATATTTTTAATTTTATCTTCTAATAAAAAGTATACTCTTTCGTGAATTTCTATCCAAAAATTTACAAATTTTAAATCATCTCCTGCAAAATTTTCTTTGAGTGTTTTTTCGTAATATTTTTTTCTTTCTAGAGAAAGTTTTAATATATCTTTTTTATTATCTTCTCTGGATTTATTGCTACTTAATAATAATTGTTCTACTTCATTCAACCAATCATACCATACGTCATATTTTAATAACATAATATCTTTAGACACTAAAGAAAACTCAAATTTAAAGTTATATGTCATTTGTTTTAAAACGAACGTTTGATTCATTTTAAATAAATTCATGGCTTCGCTAGTTTTAATTCGAAAATTTATATTGTTATGGATAAATTTTCGAGGATGAAAGTATTGGTTAGATTGCCTCATTTTATTTCTCCTTTGATACTTAAAAACATCATAGTTTCAATTTTAGAAGAAATTTGATTCAGATCTTTCATCAGTCCGTCCATTTTATTATGAAATTCTCTTTCTCCTTGCGACGCATTATTCTCTATAGATTCTATATCTTTTCTTAAATCTTCTACTAATTTTTTTATGGACGATATATTTTCTATAATTTCTTTAGACTTTACATCCATATGAGCTCTATTATCTTCTATAGTTTCCAAGTCAGGAAGAGAGTCTAAAAAAGGTTTAACTCTCTTATAATAAAAAGTGATAATCGTTAGAGTTAATATAGAAATAGAAACGTCACCATAATGAGCTTTTAAAAACGTGAATACAGAACCTAAAATTATTTCCACTATTTACCCTTAAATGCTTTTAAAATTTCAGCAATTTTATCTAATGAATTTATACCAAATGTGATTATTAACAATACTACTACTATAGCGTATGTTGCTATTTCGGCGTAAGCCACATCTAAAGGTAGCACAAAAGAATATATAAAAACTCCTGCTATAATTAAAGATAAAATCCTAGTAAGTACCCTATGCTTATCTAATATATCTACAGGTTTTTGTTCGTTATTTTCCATTTATATTCTCTTCACACCAATTTTTATATAATAACCAATTATTCTTCATAATGATAGCATCATTTTTCGGAATCAATATGTAATTCTCTTTATTTATATCTGTAAAATATATATTATATTTAACAAATTTTGGTCTTCCTGTAGGTTTAGGACAAGGTACCTCTACATATTTGATTTTTGTTGTCGGCTTACAAACTTTTTCAGGAAAGCAACATCCCTGAAATAAGCTACTTACCAATAGTAGAGATAGAATTATATAGTTCCTTAAATTCTTCATCTTTAATATCCTTTCCTTTTATAATAGGTATTTTGCAATCTTTAACTATGATAACTTCAGACGGTTCCTGATTTAACTTCTTTTTTAGATTTTGAAGGTCTTTTCTTAGAGTTATTATAATTTTATCTCTATTTTCTATTCTTTTAACGTATTTTTTTTCGTTAAGTTCATACGTAGATTTTATTTTATCTATTTCATTTATGTTTTCTTCATTAGTTTTTTTACAATTATCTCTATCTATAGTAATAATTTCTATTTTATGCTCTAATCTTTCTACGTTTTCTTTAAGATTATCTATTCTAATATATCCATAGGATAATATAAAAACTAATATCATAATCAAAACATTTCTTAGATTAAAAAATTTAGAAAAATTAAAATTTTTAAAGAGAGACAATAAATTAAATATTGAAAATATTCCCATTTTATATCCTTACGGTTTGAAAGTTATTCTGGTTTCTCTATTTCTAGTATCTATATGTACCCAGGAAATATCAGTTTCTATACCTTTAATACACTCAAACTCTTTGTAGTTTTTAGGATTATCTATTATAAATCGTCTTACTTCATCTGCCGAATATTTACTAAAGACCATATCTACAGCTTTACCCCAAGAATGCATGCTGCTATAAGAATAATAAGGACTATTTGGAGTTCTAATTCCACTCCAGTTTCTATCACCACCCCATTTCCAATTATTAATAGTACAAGTTCCTTCAGGAAATTCTTCTTTAATAATATCTACAACTTTTATTAGATCGGGATCTAAAAACTCCCAACACTTATCTTTATATTTTTCGTATAATTCTTTAGGTACGAATTCCTGTAATATAAAATGTTTACTTTTCATTATTTGTTCCTTTAATATTTTTTATCCACTAAACATACCTAGAGCTTCAGAATACTTATTAAGTAAATCCTCTTCTAAAGTATCTAATTCTTCTTTTGCTTCTGACTTCATATCGGCGTAATTTATTTCAGCTCCACCTACAAGTGGCTGTGAGTACTTACCAGTTACTGAACCCCATAAAAACTTTACTTGATTAAGAGCGTAGCTTTTAATCCACGGATGATTATATATTTCATCATATTCCGGATTAGGTATATACTCTATTGAAGCCTCAACTAAGAAAGGTCCTGTTACTTCTTCAAATATTCTCAAAATTTTAGAATTGCTATTGAATTCAAAATTTACACCTACTCCGAATAGAGATTGAAGAGTATCTCTTTGTGATAAAGTTACATAGGCGTTTGTTGAAGCATCTAACACTCCGCCTGAACTAGCACCTCCTGCGATTCCTCCTCCGAGTGTAGTAGTTCTACCTGAAGTCTCTAGGCTAGATACCTCACCCTGCATAGTAATATGCGGAACATACCCTATACCTATAGTACCCCATCCTGGTCCTAAGTTAATTCCTCCTGAACCTGTCTGATTGACTGAGCCTAGACTATTTCCGAAAGAGATAGATTGAATAGATTGCACTTTATAATCCATCAAATAGTCTTGTACGCCTTTCTCACCTTCTACTATAAACGAAGCCGTTTGTTCTCCTCCATAAGCATAATCAGAAAATTTCCTTATAGTCTCATCAATTATTAAAGCTATCTGTTCGTCAGATACATCTACAGTAATCATAGGTTCACCTAAACGAGTCCTAATGAATCTGATTAGTTTTTCTTCACTATCTATTCTTCTATTTCTTTGTTTAGTATTTACGATATCTGTAGGCGTTATTCCTTGTTGATTATCTATACTCATTTATAAACCTTATTCTTTTATTAAAATATTTATAAATAATTTAAAATAAAATGGAGTTATTATGAATTTATTGGAGGCTCTAAAAAAACCTTTTATAAAAGATGAAGAAATTATTAAATCTCCTTCAAGCAACACTAATCCTATGAATGTATCTGCAGAATTGTCAGATGAATATTTAGGTGTGGTAGCTTTTAGTAATACGAATAATGAAATCGAATCTTTTGGAGGTTTTGGTGATAAAACTTCACCAACCCACTATCAAAATCAAATAATTAGAAAATATAGAAATTTAGCTGAAAATTCTGACGTGGATTATGCTATCGATCTCTTAGTTAATGAAATGGTTTTTTCTTTAGAAGACGATATTCTTAAAATCAATATAGAAAATAGAAGTAAAAAATTCAAAGATAAAGTAACTGAAAAATTTAATAAATTATGTTCGGTTGTAAATGTTAATGAAAATATAGATATTATTTGTAGACAATTATACGTCGACGGACAATTGAACGTAGCTTTAATATACGATAAAAGTCAATTAAAAGAAGGAATTAAAAAAGTTAATATATTAGAACCATTTAATTTATATTATGATAAAAAATCTAAAACATGGAAATTCGTAAAAGATGAGCAAAATAATTTAGGTTTATATGATTATAATGAAAAAAATTTTGATGAAGAATATACTAATGACGAATTAATTCATATAGATTTTAAGCTATATAAAAATGTTATTTTAGATGAAGAAACTAGCGCTAAAATAAATCTAGGATACTTAGAAAAAGCTTTAAAGTACGTAAATCAATTATCAACACTAGAAAATTTACTAGTTCCTTTAAGATACTCAAGATCTGTTTCACGTAGATTATTTAATATTGATGTTGCCGAATTACCTCCTAAAAAAGCAAAAGAACTTATGAATCAAATTCGTAATGAATTCAAATATAAGAAAACTTATGATGTAGAAAAGGGACTTATCAAGAATTTAAATTCTACTCAACCTCTTGTAGAAGATTATTGGTTATCTAATAGAAATGGAGGAAGAGGAACTACAGTAGAAACTATGGATGAAAAAGGTGGATTGATGGATATGGAGGATATTTCATATACTTCTAAAAAATTATTCACTTCTTTAAAAATTCCTTCTAATAGAAATCCGTACTTAGACGATTCTGCAGATTTTAGTTACGAAACAGATAGTGTAAGCAATGAAGATATGTCTTTTTATTTATTTGTAGATAAATTGAGAAAACCTGTTGCCTCTCTATTTAAAAGAATGTTAAAAAGAGAATTAATCTATTCAGGAGATATGTCCGAACAAGAATGGGATAAAATAGAACAAGATATAAAAATAGAATTCTCTAGCAAATCTATATTTTTAGAAAATATGAATAGAGACCTATTTTTAAAAGGAATCGGTAATTTTCAAGATCTTAAAGAAGAAATAGGCAAGGTAGTTTCTTTAGAAACTGCTCTTAAAACTACTTTAGGATGGTCTTCTGAAAATATAGATGAAGAGCTAGAAAAAATTAGAAAAGAAAAGTCGAATCCACTATATAATAATTTTTATAGTGATAGCGAATTTTAAATTATAAATAAATTAACAAAATATTAAAGGAACATCCAATGTCAAATACTATAGATTTAATCAAGTCTGCAGAGGAAAGAAAATACGTTAAGTTTGAAGAATTAGCTTTAGATAGTCTTAAAACTAAGTTAAACGATCATCCAAAAATCCAAGAATTCAAGTCTAAATTATCTGAAATCAAAGAAGCTTTCGGAAAAGACGAAGATAAAGACGAAGATAAAAATAAAGATAAAGACGAAGATAAAGACGGAGATGAGGATTAATATTTAATCTCATCTTTATATCTAAAGGAAAAATATGAAGCTAATACTAGAAGAAAGCCTAGATATAGAAACAGTAGTAGAGTTAAATGAAGCTACTGGTGAAAAAACATATATTATCAAAGGCATATTTAGTACACCAGAATTAAAAAATAGAAACGGTCGCATATATCCTATGAGAATATGGGAAGAAAATGTAGCTAGATATCAAAAAGAAATAGAGAATAACACTCAAAATACTCTTATGGAAAAAGAACATCCTCCAAGAACTGAAGTAGACCCCGAAAAAGCTGTTGCTAGAATTCGTAAGCTAGAAATTCGCGAAGGAAAAGTTTACGGTGAGTCTGTAATATTCAATAAGCCGGAAACTAAAGATATTAGAGAACGTATCGACGCAGGTCAAAAAATAGGTGTATCTTCTAGAGGTGTAGGTAAATTGAATGGCGATATAGTTGAAGAATTCACTTTAGTTACTTATGATATAGTTCAAAATCCTTCAGATTGGAACGCTAATTTAGACGGTTTTAATGAATCGCTCATCCTAGAAAGTGTAAATATAGAGTCTGACGGTCACGGAGGATGGATATGTACTCCTGAAGGATGTACATTAGCCGAGTCTAAAATAGAATCTCCTTGTCAGAAAAAAGCAAAAGAACTTAAAGAAGCTTTAGAAAAAATAGCTAGTGAAAAAGATCTAACCTTAAAACGCGTAGAAGAAGATGCTAAAATAGAAACTTTTAAGAAAATTTTTGGCGAAGATTATAAAGAATACGTTCGAAAAAAGAAAGAGAGAGAAGAAAGATTTTATAAAGAATTAGCTAAAAAGTATGGTTCTAAATATAGATTGATATCTGCAGAAATTGCTGATAAATATGGATATCATATGTCTAATCCTGATGAGAGATCATCAATAGAGAAAAAATATCTAGGATATAGCCTACAAGAAGATATTAAAACGAAAAAAGATATTAAATATCCTGAAGTTGAGTATAAGAAGAATGTAGAAGATAAACTAGAAGAAGTAACTAAATATATTGCAGAATTAAAAAAAGACTATCAAGATCCTATCTCACTAAAAAGTCTTAAAAAAGCTCAAGAATTATTAGCTAAAGCTTGGAACGAATTAGATAATTTTTCTGAATATGAATTTGGAAAGGACTACTAATGAGTATATTCAACTTTGAAGAGATTTTTTCTAAAACAATTCAAGAGACGCAAGTAGACGGATATAGAATATTTTATTCTAATCCTTTTACTGAAATTGTCGAATGTTATATTAACGAAAAAGGTGAGATTTTCGATTTAGAACATAATTTAGTAGAAGATCAGGATAGATATAGAGAAATGATAGAATCCTCTGCTCTAGTAGAGGCTAAAAAATTAGAAATGTCTAAACCTCTATTATCTGAATTAAACTATATATAAAAATTTTCTTATAGAGAGGAGTATATAAGAAAATTAAATAATTTTTAAATTATAAATAAAATAAAGAAAAATTAAGATAGAGATGAAAAAGAGTGAAATCTCATGTAGATGAGAATCTTAATTCTAAAAATAAAAGGACAATTCAATGAACGAATTATTTGAATCATTAAATATTGATGATAAAACAAAAGCAGAATTAACTGAAGCTTTTGATAAAGCCGTTATGGCTAAGTCTGTTGAACTTATGGAATCTCATGTTCAAGAAAAAATCGAGGAAGCACGCGCTGAACTCGAAGAAGAATATCAGGAAAAAGTTGAAGATCTTGAAGAAACTTTAGACGGTTATCTTACTTCAGTAGTAGAGGAATTCGTAGCTGAAAACGAAGTTAAACACGAAAGAATTATTGAAGAATCTAAAACTGAAAAGCTTTTAGAGATGTTCGATAGTATGCTTAAAGTTGCTGGTGTTGAGATGTTAGAAATTCAAGAAGCTAAAACTGAAAAAGAAATCATGGAAGATGAAAATTCTTTAGAAAATAGATTAGCTAGACTTGAAGATAAATTAACTGAAAAAGAACACGAACTTATTGAAGCTAAAAAAGAAGCTACACAATATCTTAAAACAGGTATTATTGCTGAAATTTCTGAAGGTTTAACTATTTCTGAAAAAGAAAGATTTGAAACTTTAGCTGAGATGATTGAATTCTCTAGAGATGAGAAGTATGTAAATGCTCTTGAAACTATTAAAGAAAATTTAATCTCTAATAGAGCTGAAGGTTTTAATGAATCTGAAGAAGCTACTAAATTGCCAGGTGCTGCATATAAATCTGAAGAAGTAGATGTAGCTGCTGCTATCGACTTTAGCAAATACGTTTAATATAAGCTTGAAAAGTAGAATTGAAATAGAGCTGAAACGACATAGTGTCGGCTTTTCAAGTCCCATTAACTATTAGTTTAGTTAATAATAATAATAAATATATAAATATAATTAAAATATAAAAAGGAAATAAAATGGCTGATTATAAAGCACTTTTAGAAAGTACTAAGTACGCTCCACTTGGAGAATTTGAAAAAAGCACACTTGCTGCTATTATGGAAAATACTGAAAAGGAAACTAAGCAAATGATTGCTGAGGGTACTATCTCTGCGGATATTGCTCAATTTACTCCTTTCTTAATGCCTATGTTACGTAGATTATATCCTACGCTAATTGCTAACGAACTTCTTGGTGTTCAACCAATGGCTGGTCCAACTGGTTTTATCTATAGTTTAACTAATCGTTACGACGGTTCTACAGCTAATGAAATTGACCCTAACATCCAAGCTCAAGTTTTAGATCTTTCTGCTGTTAAAGCTGTTGGAGATACTCTTACAGGTGCTACATCTGGTGCTACTGGTACTGTTGTTTATGTTGAGCCTGCTACTCATGGTTTTGGTCACGCTAACAAAGTTGCTGGACGTGTTCTTGTAGAATTAGATGCTGGTTCTGTTAAATTCATCTCTGGTGAAGATGTTGATGCTGAATCTACACCTACTAAAACAACTGCTGTATATTCAAATCAAGCTTCTTGGCAAGCAATTCTTCCTAACTACACTGGTTCTTATACAACTGCTGAAGGTGAAGTAAGAGGAACTACTGGTAAAGAAATGAATACACTTGGTATCGCTGTTGAGCGTAAGCAAGTTGAAGCTAGAACTCGTAAATTACGTGCAGAATATACAATTGAGATGTATCAAGATCTTAAAGCTATGCATGGTGTACTTGCAGATCAAGAACTTATGAGTCTTATGAACTATGAAATCAAAGCTGAAACTGACCGTGAAGTTGTTGATTTTGTTAATGCTAATGCTACAGTTCACTCTGACTTTGTTGTTGATGTAAGTGGTGCTGGTAGATCAAGATGGGAAATCGAAGATTATAGACTTCTTGCTACTAAACTTAGTGATATGAGTCGTGAAATCGGTAGATTAAATAAACGTGGTGCAGCTAACAAGTTACTTGTTTCTCCAAAAGTTCTTACAATGTTAGAGCAAATTGGTGGTTATTATGCATCAGATGTTGATTCAACTGTTAATCCACAAGCTGCTAACGCTGCTGTTGTAGGTAGATTTGATAATAAATTCTCAGTAGTAGTTGATAACTATGCTAAAGATGATTATGCAACTCTTATCTATAAAGGTTCTAATCAAGATGCGCTTGGTGTTTATGCTCCATACACTCCAATTCAAATCCAAAAAGTAACAAATGTTCCAACTGGTCAACCTGCTCTTATCGCAATGACTCGTTATGGTCTTGCTACTAACCCTTGGGTAGATGACGCTGTAAGTATGGGTGAAGCTTCTCCATATGCTTCAACTATCGGTGTAGATTTCGCAAGTTCAGTTCTTAAATAAGAACTGACTTCGTAGTCTTTAGTCCTCCTCGGAGGACTTAAATGAGCCTAAGAGTCTTCCTCCTCCTCTTAGGTTCTTTTAAGTTTTCTTTAAATTTCATAATATATAATAAATTATGAAAAAAATTACCCTAGAATCTCTTAATATATCTTCAGAAGAATTTACAATCCTATATAATACTAAACAATTTTCTGAAATTTCTAAAATATTAAATATAAGCTCAGATACTATAAGAACTATTGCTAAAAGTTTAAACCTTAAGAGAAAAAGAATTTTTAAAGAATTTAAACCTAAAATAAATAGAGAAGATATTATTAAATCTCGCTCACTTCCCTCAGGAGAAGATTATAAATCCTTAGGTTTAACAGCTCACTCATATTATAAACATTTAAAATATTATAATTTAGATAGAAAAGATTCGAAAATATATAAACAGGGAAATCCTAGAATCAAATATATTGATATTGAAAAATTGAAAGAATCTATTAATATGACTAGATCTGATGCTTGTTCTTTTTTAAACGTTTCTCCTACTAAATACCTTCAATTATTGAAAGAGTTTAAAATATATGATGAAAGAAGTCTCAAATTTGAGGTTTTAGATTATTTTGATAATGATGATAAGGCTAAAGAAGAGCTAAGTAAAGGATATTCATATTTAAAAGAAAAATATAACCTTTCTGAAGACATAGCTAGAAGATTTTGTAAAAAATTAAATATTCAAAAACCAAAATCAAAATACGAACAAGAAATTTTAGATATATTTAAAGATTTTAATCCTATCCATAATTTTAGAAAACTAATACCTAATAAAGAAATAGATATATTTTTTCCTGATTATAATTTCGGAATAGAGTTCGATGGAGATTATTGGCATTCATATCCATCTCCGGGTATTAAAAGTCCTTCAGACCTAATGAAAAAACAAAAATACAAAACAAAATATATAAATGAAAATTACCCAGAAGTTCAACTTTTTACTATTAGAGAACACGAATGGATAGAAAAAAAAGATATTTGGATTTCTATTATTAAAAATAAATTTAAATCTAATAAAAGAATATTTGCTAGAAAATGCGTAATAAAAGAAATAGATACTAAAACAGCTAAAGATTTTATAGATAATAATCATTTGCAAGGTTATTCTAATAGTTCTATAAAAATAGGATTATATTATAATGATGATGAGATAGTATCGGTTATGACTTTCGGTCGTTCTAGGTTTAATGAAGATTCTTTAGAATTGATAAGATATTCTACTAAAAGAGAGATAAATGTAGTGGGTGGAGCTTCTAAACTATTTAAATATTTTATTAGAAAATATAGTCCTAAAAAAATCATATCTTATGCTGATTTAAGATATTCTAAAGGGAATTTATATGAAATGCTAGGATTTCAAAAAATATCAGAAACTCAAGATTACGGATATTTAAAATGCGGCATATTTTATTCAAGATATAAAGTTATGAAAAAAAATCTTCCAAATTTTTTAAATGACTATGATCCTAGTTTATCAGGTCCTGAAAATTTATTCAAAAATGGTTTTAGAATGATTTGTGGAGTCGGACAATCTAAATATGAGTATAAGTGTATATAAATAATATATGAAAGAAGAAAATAACTCTACAAATATATCAGAATCATTATCAATTTCCAATACTATAGGTATTGAGAATATCGATGAAATATTTACCATCGATCCTTTTTACGATGTAAACCACTATAATGAATCTCTACAAGCTTTAGAAAATAATAAAATTAAATATGAAGAATTTATACTTCTTAGAACTCCATATAATTTTTATCTAAGATTAGAGAATAAGATTAAGCCTTCGATGTTAAATTATGAAAACGTTACTAAAAGTAGATGGAATTCTTTATTAACTAAGGTAAGACCTTTAGTACCTAGAGATATATTGAAGTTATATAGATTTAATAAAAACCTTTCATCTATTAAAGATTATGTAAATAATGATGCTTTTAATGAGGCTTTAAAATCTAAAAGAACTATAATATTTCAATATAAAAATCAAGAACAATTATTAAATTTATCAAAAACTTATGGAAAAATTTATATATTAGGTAAATATATTAATAATAAATATAAATTAGCTATGTGTTTTGATCCTAATATAAAAAATGTACTTTTTCCTAAAAATGTATTAATAGATATGAAAGAACATAAGTTAGGTGAATTAGAGTTAGAAATTAACAATAAGATT